TTACCTGCTGCCATCCTGAAGCAACAAGGTTGTCGCAAATATCGCTACAAATCCCCTTCCAAGAAGGAAGATCATCTCTCAGTGGAATATGATCAGGAATCCAAATTCTTTTAACACCCATATCACTCAACCTCTGGCGTCACATTCGCCATAATCACGTCGTTATGCCCATTCTTCCTGCCTACCACATCAAACTTTAGAGAAGGGTCTAGCCCATCTACTCGCCATGTTCCATCTGGTGCGGATTCCACTTCTGCGACTACCGCACCGTCACCAATAGAGCCTGGATCAGGGCGGTAGAGTATTCTTACTGTTGCTGCTGTTGGTACGCCTTCGATGGTGGTAATACCTTCAGGGAAATCGCCAGCAAGGTAGCCGTTGCCTGGTGCAGGTCGCGGCGGATTTTGGTCGGTGGTATGAGCCTTGACCGCAATCCGCTGTCCGCGCACTAACGTTATTTCTTCGATCCTGTTGTCAATCGTTGAGAAAATGTAGGCCATCTATCTTTACTCAAACAGCACTGCGACTACCCAGCTTCCACTCACTGCTGACGGCTTCATAGCGCAACTGGTGCCAAGGCATACAAAGTTGCTTTCAGTTACTCCGCCGCTAATCATGCCAAACTCCTGACCTTCTGGTAACGCCTCTGATCCAATCATAACAATGTTGTAGCAGCACTCCGGTATGCCTACTCGGTGATATGCCCTTTGAACGATCAGGTCATCGCCAAAAAGATATGGCACCGCAAGCGTAGCAAACGAATACAGGCTGCTTTCTTGGCCACTTATATTCTGGGTTATGGATGACGACTGGCAATTATTAACAACTGAAGAATAACTTGAATTGTAGTTATTGTCTCCTGACTGGGTTTCAGCAGACCATATCGAAGCACCCTTGTCCGTTGGTGTTCCATCAGAATCCTGCGTTCTGCTGATGGCAAAGCATATAGGCGCGTATTTCACCGTATAATTGCTGGATTCAGCCATATAGTCAGTTGGGGAAAAGCACAAAGCAAAGAACCCTCTATCTTTTGAGTAGGTTATTCTGCTTGCGCCTGATGCTGATACGGGATCGTAAATTTCGGGGGAGGATCCTGGTCTACCAGGGCGAATGCTAATAACTGAACTTACCGATCCAGTCAGCTCTCCCTCGCCGTCGGTGGACGTTCCTATCTGAACTATTGATCCCACGCATGGCGCATCTGCATATCCCTTTTGAACAAGGGTGATTTTCAGGAATATAGGGAAGTCGTCTTGCAGGTCGTCATCAAACCGATAGATCAGGTATCCCGCTTCCATGTATTGCGTGTAACTGGTATTGCTGTTTGTCGGCGCTACATAGGTTTCAGGGTCAATCTGCCCTGTATCCGCCGCTTGCACCAGTCCTACACCGATAATCCGATCATGCAGGTCTTTAATCCATGCTCTGGTAGCAACGTCTCCATCAACCCATCCTACAGGCGGTGGCATCCATACTTGAGCGGTCATTGGTTATCTCCCATGACTTCACCCATAGGGGTTTCATTGGGCCAGTAACCTTTCTCCTGATGCCACTCGTAATACTCTCTGTAGAGTTTTTTGCGGGGCTTTTTAGCAACAGTCATTATCTTGTCCAAGCTATCCAGAACCGATCCATTGGAAACACTGCTTGCCAAATCCTTTACACTAAATGGATACAAGTACCCTTTCTCCACCAGAAACATCTGGAAGGGAGGAAGGTTTATCAGCTTTACCCAATCATCAATCCCTGCTGGTTCCGGATCGTTCATTGTTACCGGCTTGGGCGCAATACCTTGAACAGCAGCCACCTGAGTAGGCGGCTTGGTCTGCTCTGTATGGCTCTGAGGTGCTTCTAAAGCTGCGTTACTCATATTTCGCACTCCTGCGCTTTAGTGTGAAGAATTACTCACACTTTGAATATTTTGTTAGTGCCGTTATCCCATGTAACGATAATGTCGCCGCCATTCGGAGTGATAGGCAGGCCCGTTGCCGTGTCAATCCACGCGATAAGCGGACTGGTTGATTCGGTTCCCGTGTCAGAGAAGATCACGATGGCTTCAATGCTGGGGCCGCTCACACTGGTAAAGGTCACGTCAGCGGCATCAGCGGCACCGCCTGTAGTGGTTTTACTGGTGAGTGTTACTGGGCCAGCGATACGGGCAGAGATTGGAATATCGGCCAGGTATTGGTGTACGGCGGTCTGTGGCGTGTACGCGCCTGTATCGACCAGAATCACCTTGATCGTGTCCGTCATCCAGTTTAGTTGCGCCTCAAGGAAGCGCTGTCGTGCAAAGTCGAATAGAGTATTAGCCATTTACGGCGCTCCTATTGATGTTGGAGCGCACTCTTGCGCGCCTGGTTGGCGATTTCCCGCCGCTCTTGCATGGTGCAGATAGGTGTACCCGCATCCGCTGTTACTACCAATCTTGCCAGTTGTCCCGATTTCTTTTCCAGCCTTACAGTAGCGTCACCGATCACCAGGACTTCACCGACTTTCAGGTCTGTTGTGTATTTCTTCATGGCCAGAACGCCTTTACTGTGTGCGGCACGTCCTCACGGGTTATGCGGCGCAGGTCGGAGTCGGGGCGCAACCCAAAGTACAGGTTGAACTGTGTTTCGGCTTCTGCTGCCCTTGCAGGATCGAATGACTCCATATCAGGGATAGAGAACCCTTTAGCCAGTACCCACTGAACAAGGTGGACGTGGTGAGCAAGGTGCAATTCTGCTGGGGAGTCGCCAGGCTCTTCCATCTTGGTAATGGGTAGGCGGTAGCCTTCCATGTATAGCGATCCCTCTGCAATCGGCTCTGGAACCAGTCGCAGCTTGGTATCCTCTTGGATGGCGTAAACCGGAATGCCTGGTTCGCGCATTCGCCATGACGGTACTTCCTTGTCCAGCCACTCTGTCGATACCAGGATTACCCCGTGCTTCCTGACCTCGCCATGCTTGCGGTAAGACAGGTGGGTCAGCTCATACAGTGACGGGTGTAGTGGGTATACAGCTTGATCAGGGACAACGATCATCACGCACACGTTGGGGTCTGATGATTCATGGATAAGGCGGCCTCTGATAGCCGCCTCTTCCACTGCCTCATTCAGCCGGTCACGTATGTATTCGTCCGACCAGAAGTAGGGCTGTACGTTGTCGTTAGCCTGTACCCGTACCAAGCGGGTCAATTCTTCCAGGTTCACGATACAATCCCGAACTGGTAAATATGCTCGGCTATCTTATTCTGCATGGTTTCTGCCTTCATGGTGCGAGGCAGATTCAATTGCAGGCGGCTACTAGCGAAGTCAACCAATGCTTCCTTGTCATTCATGCTTCGCACCTGGTCGATGATATCCATTTCGATCTGGCGCTTTTCTTTCTTCTGCACCTGTTGAGTGCCTTGATCCAGTTGGTACTGGGTATCGTCTACAGCAGGACAATCAGGCTGATGCTCTTCCTTGGCGAAGATATCAACATGGCGTAGCAGCTTGACGGCAAGGGCATTTGGGAGTTGTCGAATCTGGCCAGGTGTGAATGACAGTCCGGTCTTGTAGATACGGTCATTCCATACCGGCTTATTGCCTATGTATTTGACCAGAGTGGATTCTGGTCTTTGGGCAGGTGTTGCGACTCTTTTGATTTCGTCGTTAGCGGTTGTCAGAATGCTGGCTTTAAGTTCTTCTTCATCTGGAATATCTTTAAGCACGTTGACCACTGCTTTAAACAGATAGTCCTTTGACTTCTGCTCTTGAGCTAATTCGTCGTAGGGTAGGCAGCATGGGTGCTGCTTCGCTTCGGGGTCTTTTACTTCCCCATACGTCCAGCCTTCTGCGATCTTTTGATCCAGCCATGACTGGTGGCTTTCCTCTGGCGTTGCATCGGGGTTATCCAGGTGCATGGCTACGCCATTCAGTACCGATTGCTTCTGCCAGTCTTCGGCATCTTCCCATGCCGGTTGCGTGTTATCGCCAACGGAAGCGCAGTAGGCGCGATTGATCTCATGGGCGATTCGGGCGATTGTTTCCTGCTTCATGTCTTACTCCTGCATGACTTATAGAAAAGCCCTGTCGCCAGGGCTTTCCGTTCTGCTTCAAGGTTTTTAACGTGGGCCAGTCAGCTCGCCGGACACGACTACCTTGATATCGCTCTCCCTTTCGTTGTCCGCACCAGCAATGGTCAGGATCAGTCGAGCGGGTTTTGGCAATGTCACCAGCTTTGATCCGCTGGCGCGAACACGCGCAGCAGAAGCAAGGTCGATGGCGGAACCAAAGTAAGCGGCGTCCTGTGGCACCTCGGTGCTGTCTTCGCCGTCTTCGTACTTGAACCCCAGTGAGCCTGTAACGCTTGCAGTCATGCGCACGGTAACGAATACCGAGGCGTCACGCAGGCGCATACCTTCTGGGAGTGGGCCAAGGTCGATTACGTCACCATCAGCGATGGCCTCGCCGGAGTCAGCGTTGATTGCAGCACCATTGCTTCCGGTTTTCAGGCCGAACACTAGGTCAGTGACGTTGCCATACGGGTTGTTTCCGAACTGTGGTGCATGTTCGGTGCTATTCAGTTTTACGTTAGCCATTTATGCGGCCTCCTTACTGTTTGGTAGGTCGTGAGCGGTGTTACCCGCTCACTGCCGTTTGAGCGTCTTATGCCCGATTCAGTGGAACAACAGTGTCGATTACCGCCGCACCGTAGTCGGTAATCTCTTCACGCTCACCAGTGTTCACTTTGAAGCGGATTTTCGACGTGCCGCAGATGGAACCGATCAACAGTTCAACCTTGTCACCGTGGTCAAACTCCTTCTCACTCCAGAAGAACGGAATGCCGGAATGATCGGAGCGAGCCAGGGCCTGGCCTACTGCTTGACCGCCAAGCAGAATTGCGCGATCCAGAGCAAAGTTGTTACCGAAACTCTCTGGAACAATTACACCTGACTCGGTTTCACTGGTGTAATCGGCGCAATACTTGATGGTGTCGCCAGCAAAGAATCGGATGGGAATGTTCTGCTTGATGATCAAGAAGTTGTTCCACAAACCGACCTCACCCTTGAATACAGGGTGCTGCTTCGCGTTGCTTGCCCGTGCCAGCGCTGCCGCCTGCATGGAGCGGAACTCAGGATCAGACGCAAACTGGTTGTACTGCAATGGAGTTACCAGCAGAACGCGCAGCGGGTCATCCTCTGCCGCTTCATCGCCTTCAAACTTGACGATAGGCGGTGGCAGAACCATTTCATCCATGATGGAACGCAGGCTGTCTACTACGCTCATGCTCAGAACGTCCGAGGACGTAATAGCCATTTCGCCAGCGTTCACTGCGAACGGAGTAGCCATGTCGCCATCGACCATGAAGTGGCGGTTCTTGGTTGGAGCCTTGACTGGGTTGACCGTGACTTCATTGAAGCGAGGGTCACTCTCCAGCGGGATACTCCAGGTCAGGTTGTTGACGCTGCCACGGGCACCAGCTGCATGGACAATCAGGGATTGATCCATGTACCGATCCATTGTTGCTTGAGCCACTGGGCGACCGATGCGACGGAAGTCCACTGGTGATCGAATGCCGGTCATTGTGTCGCTCAACTTCACCGGCAGGCGTGCCTGGTTTACGCGCAAGCGGTCTTCCGTGATGGACATACCAGTTCCACGGCCTTCGGCATTAGCGCTACCCATGATCGGGATACCGCCAAACGGGTTAAGCAGGTGGAAGGTCACCTCGTCGCCGGTTCCTTTACCCAAGTCCATAGAGCGGACAAACGGCATTTCGGCAGAAGTCTGGTTTTTGATGGTTGCACCGGCCTTTGCCTCGCCTTTCGGCATCTTGCCGATCAGTCGGGACAGCTTGTTGCGTCGCTGCATGTGAGTGGCGAACAAGCCTACGGCCTGTTGCACCATGTTTTTCTTATCGCCATATGAGGCGTGGGAATTTTGAGCAGGCATGTAAATGCCCTCCTTATAGACGGTTCAGGTACTGTTCAATCTGTTCTGGCGACATATCTTCCATAGCCGCCATCAGTTGAACGCTATCCATGTCAGCCATCGCCTCAGTGCGAGAACCTTTACCGGCAGTCCCTCCAGGTAGATCGGATAGACTGCTAGGTACTGGTGCTTTCGCTGATGCGATAGCCGCCTTTGCTTGAGCCTTCACGTCATCAGCCTTTTGATCCTTCTGGCTGGTGACGCCGGTTGCTTTCTTGAACGTGTCAAACAGCTCGATCACTTCTTGCGTTGTTCCGTTGGCCAGCACGGCTTCATACGCTCCACGCACGAATGTTGGCTGCGCGTTCATCCATTCCGCCAGCTCTGTAGACTCGACAATGGAGTCCGCATCAGGGTGAGCGGTATAGATGGCGTCATAGTGCGATTCACTGGCATCCTTGACCTGCTTTTCCTGTAGCGGCTTTAATGCCTCGCCTAATTGACGCTGTACTTCCTGTGCGGCCAATTGAGCAGCCAGCTTCTGAATGCCATTTGCCAGCGCCTCTTCAGAGAAGTCCCCGAAAAGCCCTGGATCAATACCGGCATCAATCGCCGCTTCCGCCGTAGCCAACTGCTTGTCTGTTGCAGTAGGGGCAATACCGGCATCAGCTCGTTGCTGTGCCTCTTGCCTCAACTGATCCAACTCCTTGTTGGCTGCCTCTACCGCTTCCTGTAACTGCTGGGCCTCGGCTTTGGCTTGTTTGGCTGCTTCACGCGCCTCTACCAGCTTGTCATAGCTGATAGTGTGCTTGCTGTCCTTTGCTAGGATGACGGCTTTGGTCGGGTCGATATCATCCCGGTTATCGTCCTCGCTCGGCTCTGGCTTTCCTTCGCTGCCATCCGCATTGCTGTCTGGTTTGCTGCCTTCATCAGGGGCACCATCGGGCTGGGTGCCTTCATCCTCTGGTTTATCCAGGGTATCGCCCTCGCCCAACGTCATCAGTTGAGCGGCCTGTTCAGGTGTCAGCGCACCTTCGATCTGTTCAAGAAAATCATCGTGCTCTTTAGTCATGCTTCCCCGCCACATATCGCCGTAGCCGCTTGGGTTTAGCCAAAACGGGCCGTAGCCCGAAAGTTCGCCAGTCGCGTTGCGTAGGCTTGTGGCAAGTGTGGTAACTGAATCGCGCTTTATCCAGCCTTACAGGGGGAATGCTTGGATTCAGGTAAAAAAAAGCCTGGCAGCTAGGGGGAAGCAGCCAGGCAATAGGGGATTTGAGGAGTAGCAATGAATATTGCAGTTACAGGGTAATGCAGTGTCTCCCAGAGTGTTAAACCTTACAGGGGGTTAGTTGACTCGAATCATTCCGTTGGCAATCTGCTCTTTCACTTCGGCCATCTTCCCTTTGATCATCTCGCGCTGCTCTTCGTTAATGTCCTCACGCTCTGCGAGTGCGGCCAGTGCATTCTGGTAGTCGGCCTCGCTGAATGGTGGTGCGCTAGGATCAATCGGTCGGCAACTGGGGCATGGTGGCGGATTCCACGGGTTGACCTGTGGACGTGTATATCCTTCCGGCACTTTGCTCTGTGCCATGTTTACCGATCCTGCTGCTACGGCATGGGGGGCAAGGTCTGACAGGTCTTGATCTTCCAAGTGTGGGCCTGATTCCAGCAATGAGCGCATAGTGTCGTAACACTCATGCTCCCTCAGTCCGGCACCCATTACAGCGAACACTCCAGCTCCACCGGCTGGCGGTAGGAAACAGTTGTACTGATAGCGGTCACCATTCTGCTTGGTCACTTGAACCTGGGCTGGGCCGTGCTTGGTATCAATGTTTACGAATTTCATCATCACTCCGCTGCTCCTGGCAGGTTGTCATCTGTGCGCGGGGTTTCGATCCCCTGCATTGGTGAGTCCCCATCATCCGGTATTGGTGGGAATACGGGGCTGGTGTTCTGGTTTACTTCGGTCAACTCTGGCGGTATCTGCTCGCTGATAGCGGCCTCTTCAACTGGCGCTCCTTGGCCAGGCATTGGGAAGTTGGGATCATCACCCATCGGGTTAGGACGCTGATACCCTGCTCCCTGCATGACGGCATCAGCAATCGGGGCGATCATTGGCATCTGCGCTATCTGTGAGCCAGCCTGCATTGCAGAGAATGCGGCCTGCACTCCGATCTGTACCGCTTTTGCGTCCAACCCCTTGATCTCGCTATCAGCCTTGCGCTCCTTGATATCCAGCTCTCGCATCTTGATATCGTTGCCAGCCTTGGCCAGAGCATCGTTTACAGCCCGGTCGATCTGCTGTTGCATTTCCTCTGGTGTAGGCGTCTGCTCTACTGCGCGAATGGCCTCTACCACCTCACGCTTGAATGGAACATCCATCAGGCTGACCATGAACGGCAGGGCAGCGGCCTGGTATTTCTCCGGTAGCGATTTGACGGCTTCCGACATTGCGTTGAGTTGTTGCGTCCGGTAGCTGTTGCTGCTCGGTACTTCTTCCAGCGCGACCTTGAGGCGAGTCTTGCGAATATCGTTACTCAGGTAGCGGTATCCGCTTTCGTCTGTCTCTGCCTGGTTGATGACGACGGTGCGGTCTGCATTGATTGCATCGCCCTCAATAATGACGGTCTGCTGTTCGTCTCCCATGTCTTCAATGAGCATGGACATAAGCAGCTCTCCTACCATGCGTCTGGCCTCGCGGAAATTGTCCATGATCCGCGCCAATGACTGGTTGCTCTGCTCTACCTGTGTTTGCTCTTGTAGGCCGGAACGTGCAGTACCCTCTTTGCCCATGAATCCAGACGTGACCGCTGATACCCGCTGAATGGCATCGCGGTTGTCCTGTAGCATTGAAAAATGCTGATCGGTCAATTGGTAGTCTCGGTTGACCTCAAACCGCGCACCATTCGGGTATTGCTGGAAGTGCTGGGCATCCAGGACGATATCAGCGTCAGGTCGCGCAATCTGTCTGCGTAACTGTTCATCGCTCATGGATACCGCGCCTTTCGTCCTCTCTACGCGAACCACCGACATTCCCCAGCGTAGCTTTGATAGGCCAGAGTTGAGGCTGTCTTGCGCGTACTTCATCCCACGGACATAGCCATACGGGATACCAGTGCTGTCCTCCTGGAATCCGAGGAACCGGACGTAGGGGAAGTGGCGATGGGCGTACGGTGTCGGGCCGTCGTATAGACATAGCTGGCCAAGCCAGTAGGATCGGCGCACCCGGGCAACGGTAGCAGGTTGAATCTTCGCTATTCCGCTCGCTACAGCTACGTTGTGTTCCAGGTTGTTCTCGTCGTACTCAACGACTCGACCGTTAGGGGTGCGGATAACGTGAACGATTACCCAGCGCCGATACCAGACTTCGGCCAGACACACCTCACGGGATACAGGGTTGTACCAGCGATCTTCCTGAATCGTCCATGCTCGACCATCATTCCATGAGTTTTGCAGTCCAGTGCTGATACCGCCATCAGGGGATATTGATTCATCAGCCCACCACATGCCGCCACCGTTACCCAGTACCTTGATGGCCTCTGCGTGTTCAGGGAATGTGTTGGCGATAATCTCAGGCCGCAACCAGCGCTGGCGTCTCAACCATCGGGCGTCAGTCATATCAGCGGATCGTGAGCGCATGTCCCAGTGAATCTCGTTACGGTTGACCGCTACGCAACGGAATGGGAACTTGAACGGGTCAGACTCTCGACTCACCTCTACCCAGCCGATACCGCATGCAATCTGCGGTCTGAAAGCGTCAGAGCAGGCGCGGTCTGCACCTGATTCGCGCTCTGCCTCGTTGAGCTTGTAGTTGATGGCATCTGCGACCTCTTGACCACCAGGATCACCATTAGGCGTTACTCGCCAGTCTGTACGCGTGACCGTCTCATATCCCTGAATAGATAGCAGAGCAGGGCCGATCAGGTCTTCAACGGCTGGCGGTATGCCTATCTCCTGCTGTCGTTGGAGCAGATCACTATCTAGCTGGTTGCCGTCCGAGTAGTCCATTTCCTTGTCGGCGGTAGCTCTCCATGTCGGTTGCTCTTCGATTTCCTCAAAGATTTCAGCGTATTCCTGTTGAGTCAGCGCCAGGCTATCGGTATCGGTTGCAGGGGTCGTTGTGTCTAGCATCGTTGTCATCCTCTACAGCCGCCAGTCGGGTGCTGCTGCTTCTTGGTAGGTGTGGGCGTGGTCGTCGTTAGTCATCAGCTCTACCGACATTGCGATATAGCGGAACATATCAGCGCCGTGGCTGTATTCGTCATGTAGCGGGGCCATCGGCTCGCCTGTGATTGTGTGTATCTGCCTTCTGTAGCGTCGCAGGCATTCGATTAGGCGCGTAGTGTTGCCTTTATCGAAGTAGACACGGGGAAACATCATGCGAGCAGCCTTGATTCCTTCCTCTTTACTCATAGCTTGCAGCGTATACGGCTTTCTTCCCAGCTTGATAAAGTGCTCAAACGTGGATAGGCCGGTGTGAATATTCTTCTGCGCAGCGTCATGGGGTAGGTAATCGGTTCCGTAGCGGAACGGCTTCTTTTCAAGCTGCGCGATATACCAGTCCAGTGTGCGGTGACTGTCTTCAAGGTAGTCAATCACGCGAATATCCATCGGGCCTTTCTGCACCATTCCGATAACCATGCTGTCGTTCCAGCCTAAATCCCATACGGTGTGAACGGGCAATGCAGGGTCATACGGTACTGGACAGATTCGGCCATGTGCGAACGCGCTAACAACCTCGTGTCGGTAGATTGCACCTTCTGATACGGTGCGAACCTTCCCTTCCCAAATGTGCTCGTAGTCCTCACGGGACATTGTGCGCATGGCTTTTAACCGCTCCCGGTTGAGCACTTCAGGGAACCAGGGGTTATCTCTCCAGTTGATCTCAATGACTATCGTGTCATCGCTGGGGGTTTCGATGAACCGGACATAGGTGTCATCGGTATCCATGTCAGGGTTCAAGGTCAACCAAATCTCTGATCGCTCTTTCCTGATCGTGGGGATCAGCACGTCCCAACTGCGCTTGCTTACGCCATGCGCTTCCTCAACCCATACGATATCGACGCCTTCAAACGACTTGATAGAGTCAACGGTGTGCGTCTGTAGGCCGCTGAATACAATCAGTGATCCATTCAGGCCACGGATTTCAGTATCCAGCACCTCGAAAAAATGCCCTAGTCCCAACCTTGCTACGCTGTCCGATAGCAGGCGGTGGACGGAATCCTTCATCGACTTCTGGATTTCACGGGCGCATAGGATGCGTAGCGGCCTGTCTGCGGACATTGCTATGAGTGCCTGCGCAACTCCCCAGGATTTACCACCACCTCGACCGCCGTGCATGACCTTGTACCGCTTTGGCCTGAATATCGGCTCCAGCTTGATAGGCAGTTGCAGTTTGGCGTAAGGGTTAGTAGCCGATTGAGTCATCGCACTGAGCATGGGTATTACTCTCCATCCTCGGCAGGATCATCAGGGCGATGCGGTGGCTGGACAAACTCGACCTGTATCCGTTGTTCCGGTTGCGGCATGCCTGGTGTGTTCATTCCAGGTTTGTTATCCAGTCCATACGCCTGTCGCTGTAGGTCTACTCCAATGCGCAGAGCGTCAGACAGCAGCTTCATGGTCTTCGCTCGCTCTGGCAGGCTGATTATCTTCTGGTAGATATCGTTCAGCCGGTCTACGCCTTTATCGTCCTCAGAGCGTAGTAGCTCACCGAGCGCTTTCATGTTCTCCACGTTATCAGGGCCGGATTGCAGTTCCAGTTCCTGCATCATGGTAACCACGAGCGAGTTATTCCGGTGAATGTCCTGTCTGTGGCGTAGTAGCACCTCTGAAATAGCTAGAGCGTTGGCCTCAATAACCTCTCTTTCGGCTATTTTCCTTGCCCTGGTAACCTCTTTGGATACCTCTGACTTGGAAACCAGAGCGTCAGCTTTCTGCTTGATCTTCGCAGATAGGTCACGTTCCCATCCATCGCGTTTCGCTCTCTTGGATATTGCAGCGTGAGTGATACCGTGTGCCTCTCCTATCTGTCGGAGTGTCTTTACTCCTGCACGGTAGTCCAGCTCTATCTGTTCCCAGTCTGGTGTAACGCGAGTAGCCGCCTTGCTGGTGGGCTTGGCGGCTTTGGTGGCGTTCTTTGCGGATTGCCCTGTTGGTGGGCTGGTTGTGTCTCTGTCCATGTAGGACAGATTGTATTGATGGGCTGGTTTAGTCCAGCCCTACAGGTGGGGTCTTAGTTACCGTTTTCGCGTTCGGTAACTTGGTTCGGGCTTCCTGTTAACAGGCTGTTAAAGAAGTCCATGTTGAAGCGGTTTACCTTTCTTGCCGTGTGCTCCCTGATTTCGATCAGGGCTATTCCCAGCTTTTCCTCGGTTGTGTCCATTCCCATCTCCAGGATGCAACGGTTCAGGATTGAGTCCTTGATCTCCTGTATCCCGAATATTGATGCGTTCAGGGGGTCAAGGTTCCTGTTGGCGGCGCGGATCATGTCTTCCGCATAGTGGATGGCGCTATTGTCGTCATCCACTATGGCTTGTTTCATATACATGGTCGCTCCGCGCTTCATGTATACCCATTTGTCATGTAGATCGGCGCTCATGACCATTCCTCCAGAGCGTCGCGCTTGTCCTGGCGCTCTTTCAGTAGGAATGATTCCAGGTCGCTGTCCAGCTTGTAGCCTTCCGACTTGGCTGAATCCTCGTACTCTACTACCAGCATCTTGATCTCTTCGTCCGTGGTGTCGGCGTCCACGTCCTCGCGGATGCTTTCCGCTGCCCAGTCGGCAGTCTCTTGGCTGCTCATGGGGGTCAGCTTGCCTGGTTTCAGGATCTCGACGATGTAGTCGTCCGTGTACTCGTCAAGCCAGCTATATCCTTCTTGGTCGGTTTCCCGACATTCGCCGAACTTTTCAGCGATTGCGGCTTTTGCCGCCTTCACCGTGCTGTACTGGCCGTGACCGTAACGCGACCAGTCGTTGGTAGTGCCACACCAGCCTTCTAGACAAGGCTGGCCGCTTCCATTGCGGAGTTCTGGCGTATTGCATATTTCGATGCGGTTTGCATCGACGTTTTGATCAGGGTTCGGGCCTACATATTTTACTTCGACAACATAATATGGGCCTTCGTCGTCCAGCTCTTCATCTTCCAAGATGATAGAGTCCAGGCCTTCTTCGCTGATTGTGAACTGCTCGGTGTGGCCGCTCACCGTTTCAGCGGCCCTCAGTTCGATGAAAGGCGCGTTGCCTTCGCTCAACTGGAATTCCGCCTCTTCGGCGTACGCCTTCAGCATGGAGCTGCTGAAGTGGTCGCCGCCGTATTTGTGATTTTCGGACAGGAAGTCGCGGATTTGATTCAATCCGCTTGCATTTACCATTTGAATTTTCATTTATGCGGCCTCCGCTTCCGGCTTACCAGCCAAGGTCGCCATTCTCCATGCTACGGTGAAGTAACCACCGTAGCTTGAGCCGTAGAGCTTTCCCTTCACCTTCGCGAGGACATTCCCTGCTGAGTCTTCTAGGGTGCTCCCTGCGGGGAAGCTCTCTGGGTCGAGCATTTGCACCGCTTGGATAATACGACTGTCCAGCTCGCTCAAGCTAAGCGTGATTTGCTCACGCTCCGATTCTGGAAGCGAGTAAAACGCATCTTCCTTGTCCCAGCTAACCTCATTTCTCAGGGTTAGCCCGATTGTCCTCCACTTCTTGGCCAACTCGATGTTCTTGGTTAAGTCAAAGTTCATTTTGATTTTCATGGTGATTTCCTTTTTCCTGTTTCTTAAAAAGATAGGGCCAGTATAGTCAATTACTGGCCCTTGTAAACTGCTTTTAATTACCGCTCGTCGGCTTTTTCATTCTATCCAATTATGGCTAACGATAATCAGTATATATGCCACCTGCCACACGCCGGACATTGCCCCACGATCCCTTGCTTGCCGGTTCGCAGGAACTCCGCATGTAGGGCGTCTCTTGCCTCGTGCGCGAACATGAAGGGTTGACTGCATGGGTTTGTCTGGCGCGTTTCCTTAACTCGCTCAGGCGCGTTCTGTGGCGGTGATGGCTTGGCCTTGCCTTCCAGCACGTCCGCCTGGTGTTCCAGTTTCGCGGCCTTGTTCAGGTCGCCTCTGGCGTCTTGTTGGCGCTCTACGTACTGCGCTAACTCCCGTAGCTCTCTGGCGCGTTCGCGCAACTCTAGGGCCACGTCTGATTTACTCTTCATAGCTGTCATGTTTCCCCCTTAATCCATCTGATACCAGACGTGGGCTGGATAACCCTGGTCTTTTAGGTGTTGCGCTGCGGCCTGTACCGCCGCTGTGCGCTTCTCGGCCATGCCTATACCACTGATGCTCAGGGCGATAAAGCTGCCCAGCCGGTAGGCGCTGATACCAGCTGCTTCCAGCGATGACATACGCACATGGCTCAGACTCAGGATTACCGTGTCCATGTTGCAGGTGCCGCCGTCATCTGGGTATTTCGCGGCCTCTTCATTAGCCAGGCGAATGGCAGTGCGCACATGGCCTGCCAGCTCCTTGATTTCTTGTTTCTTCATGGTTGCAGCATCTCGTCTATATGCGTTTTTACAGACCAGGCCGAATTAAACCCGTGGTAGTGGAGTCTCGGCCTTCCGTCCATGCGGTAGCGTGAGCAGTTGTATGATCCGTCCGGCATTCTGAATATCCTGTACCCTCGGTACTCTGATATCTGTTCCGGCCTGTTTAAAGAATCCATACTCTCACGCCTAGATGTCGGGTTGCGCGATGGCGCGAACCAAGGCCATGATGCCCGTCTGAATGTTAGTCTTGCCTATATCCGCCCACTTCAGCGGTTCGGCGTCAATGAATCGTTTAAGCTCTGCCGCGCCCTCTTGAGATATCTCGCCTTGACAGGATTTTTCCTGTGATTGGCGTCTCAGGACGTTGGCCAGCTCCCTCTGCAATTCCAGAATCTCTGAACCCTTCGCCTTGATGAGGTTCATCAGGTCGATTTCTTCCTGACTCAGTTCACGGTATCCGGTGATTTTTCGGTGTTGGTTTTCCATGTCATCCCCTTTCTTGCTTGTGGTTTTTTAAATTGGTAGGCCGTGCAGGACTCGAACCTGCAACCAACCGCTTAGAAGGCGGTTGCTCTATCCAATTGAACTAACGGCCCGTAAATAGTGCCCGTTTCGCGCCGGTGCCAGCGCCGACCGCCATCAGGCAATCCGCTGTAGCGGTTAGCGGTGATCAGGAAATCCGCTAAACAGTAACCTTACCGAGTAATAGGCGAACATGGCTGAACCGAACAGAGTCAGCCATGCTTCTTGGTGAATGCCCATTGCGATAAAATATAGCGCCGACATAACGGCGTAGAACTGATACCTGGTCATTCCTGCGCCTGCTTGCGGTAGCCTGCGTTGTATATCATCTCCGCAACGTGCTGGTAATAACCGTGTTTCCACTGCCCCTTTACGCCCTCTAGCCTGGTTATGATCCAGCACATGTCAGCTATTGCCTTGTTCCGCTCTTCCGCCTCGATCTGCTCAGGGGTTCGGCTGTCGCGTATCTCATGCGGGTGTGCGCCGTGATACCCATCGTTGGAGCGCACGACTGTGATTGATTCGCCGTCATGACCTACAACCTTGACGCCGATCCATCCATATTTTTCGTGGTTATACTCCACCTCTTCCCCTACTGGCGGAAGACCATCTTCTGGGCCGCGCTCGGTTAACGGTATAGGTAGTTCGATCATCGTCAGGGTTCTAGTCCATCTTTTTACCCATTGATCCCAGCAGTAGAATCCTATTTTCTTGTCCTGTCGATACCATAAATCTACATCAGGGCTGTAGTGGGTGGCCCCTTCGGGCTTTGTGGTCATAATGTGCTCAGGGATCATAATGCTCATTCATTGCGCCCTCTTGGGTGTTGTTATGAGTAGTCGCCGCGCTCTCACGGCAGTCACACGCTCTTAGCTGGTGTCGCTTTATGTGGTGGCCGGTGCTGATCTCCGGTATCCCGTGTAGCCGCTTAGCGCCTCTGACAATCACGGGTCACATACGCGAGGTTTACCGGCGTTCGCGTATACGCAACTATGGTTAGCGCATCAGCCTGCGCATTCACCACACAATAAATCAACCTAGAAGCGTCGGTGCATCCCACCGATATTCTTTCCGCGCTTTACTCCTGCCTTAGTCTATTCAGCAGGAAACCAGGTTGATTTGTTGTGTGTCCTGGCCTTTAACGTCGCCAGGGCGGACGCACTACACACAGGGTTAATGCTAAGCACGTCGCTTGATGGGCGCACGGCAGTGTGACCATCAAGTAGCAACGCCGACTGCGACACGAATGGCCACAGTAAGTTTCTGTCTGGCTAAACACCCGACCGGCTCTCTGGTTAAAGGGAGCACATCCGCCACTAACCGTTGTGCTGGTTGTTGATGCAATGGCCGGTCGCTACTCCGGCTATCCTCATAGGCCGACAAAGCCTTTGTCTCCGCCTGGCATGGAAACGGGGCAACCTCAGCCAGGCCATACGTACCCGTTTTGGGCGGTTCCTCAGGTGAGCGCCCCTATATGCTCTGCGTGTCTGCTTTCCACGCCGCATTGCATCGAAAAGGG